ACAGGAGCACAAGGTTTTCAAGGGGAAACAGGAGCACAAGGTTTTCAAGGGGAAACAGGAGCACAAGGTTTTCAAGGTCCCCTTGGGGAAACAGGAGCACAAGGTTTTCAAGGTCCCCTTGGGGAAACAGGATCACAAGGTTTTCAAGGTGAAACAGGAGCACAAGGTTTTCAAGGTGAAACAGGAGCACAAGGTGCTACAGGGATACAAGGTTTTCAAGGTCCCCTTGGGGAAACAGGAGCACAAGGTTTCCAAGGTCCCATTGGGGAAACAGGAGCACAAGGTTTTCAAGGTCCCATTGGGGAAACAGGAGCACAAGGTTTTCAAGGTGATATTGGATCACAAGGTGCTACAGGGATACAAGGTTTCCAAGGTCCCCTTGGTGAAACAGGAGCACAAGGCGCTACAGGAGCACAAGGATCAACAGGCGCACAAGGTTCTACAGGAGCAAGTCAATGGACACCGATGAACGGACTCGGAATAACAGGCGGTGGATATACTGGTATTGGTGTGACAGGACAAGACGTGCTTATTTACGGTAATTTATTAGTAACCGGTGGAATAGACCCAACTTATTTAGCGTTAACACCGCAAGCAAGCGGTCCACAAGGTTTTATTAATCCTTTATGGGTAGATAGTGTAAATAGTAATGCTTTAAGGTCACAGAATATTTTAATTGATAATACGGCAACCGCCAAGACCAGTTTAGTTGTTGATAATGCTGTTGTAGGAGCAAATGCTACACTTACGCAGAGCAATCTTACTATTAATGCTACTGGTTTAAACAATAACCCAGTTCTAACTCTAAACCAGAGTGGGGTTGGTAGTGGAATATTATATGAAGAAATGTATAATCAAAGAACCGCTCAAACAGGAGAGTTTAATAGAATGAGTTTTTACGCTAAATCTTCTACTGGTACAAAAACGGAATACGCAAGAATATATCAAAACGCTCCTGTAATGACATCTGGATCTGTAAGAGGTAGATTAGATTTTGGCGTTCAACAAGGTTCGGGAATAGTGGATTATTTAATCTTAAACGGACAAGCAGGTTCAGTAGGTCTTGGTGCGAGTTTGGATTGTAATAGCAATAATATTCAAGAATGTAATTCAATAACAACTCCTAATAACAATCAGTATTCAAAAGAACAAGTTGTATATTTAACTGCTAATGCGACTGCTCCTACTGGCGGTTTGGATACTAATTTGCGTTATACCGCTGTTAATTTGGGAAAACCTAATACTTGGGAACAAGCAACTTCAATTACGACAAATGGTTTTATTAGTGGTGTAGAAAATATAACTGCTTCTTATCCAAGTTGGGACGGACAATTTTGGGTTGGAACAGATGTAGGAAATATTTATTATAGTAGTGATAGTGGTGCTAATTGGACTTTACAGGGTTCGTATGGTGGTAGAATTAGAGTTTTTTGCCCTTATCAAAGTAATACTAAAATGGCTGTTGGTGGTGAGTTTTCAAGCGTTTCGTATAATTATTTAGTTGGTATTAATAATACAGGGTATAGTTCTTTTGATATTACATCAGGTAATACTGGAATGAATGCTTCTGTCTATACTATTTACGATAATGCCTTTAATTCTTGCTTGTATATTGGTGGTGCGTTTGACGACTATTTCGGCGTTTTATCTGCAACCTATCCTAAATGGATTACATATGATTACGCTGGTTCTGCTTATTACTCTTTTAGTAATGTAAGCGGTAATGGTTTTTTTGGAGGTGATGTATTATCTATTACGAAAGATACTGCGAACTCAAACTTTATTGTAGTTGGTGGTAGTTTTACAAATCTTCAAGCGAACTCTGCTCCTATTACTATTCCTTACCTATTCACATTTGGAACTTCATTAGGATACGATTTGACTTCATTTTTCAGTATTGGGACAACTTTGAATAGTCCTGTTAATTCTGTTAGTTCTTATTCAAGTGGAGTATATGTTGGAGGTTCTTTTACTAATCCGCTGGTTTCGCCGACTTGGACGGATAATTACGGAATGTCTATTGTTTGGAATGGGTCAAGTTGGGATTTAAGTAATTATATAATTGCTTCTCCTCAACCTATTACTTATATTATTTATATCCCTGCTACTGCTGTGTATTATACACTTGTAAATGGTAGTAATACGCTGTATGCTAATACTACTCAATACGCTAATTTACCTGTCGGTTCGGCGTGGGATTGTATTGCTTATAATGGTTCTAATACTTTATTTGCTACTAACGCTCAAACTTCCGCTGGTTTTTTGTTTTATTACTACGACCAAAGTGTAGGTATAACGATTAATGGTGGTGGAAATACTTTTAATTCTATTAGTGGAAGCGGTTTTACAAATTGTTATTTTACATTTACTAACTCTTCTGTTGAAATGCTTTGGAACACCACTTTAAGTAAGTGGTTTGTAATTAGTCAGCAGGGTTGTAGTTTCAGTTAAAATAGATTTGAGAAATCCTTAAAATCTCTAGTAAATATAATTGCTTCTCCTTTTGACTTTTATTTATATTTTTGTAATACATTTTTTTATAATGAAATAAAAAAAAGTATATATATAATAAAATGGCAAATACCAGATTTAATTACGATGATGCAAGAACAATGAAAAAATTGCAACAACAGACAGACCCCGGTCGCTGGATATTAAATGTGCCCGGTAATGGTGCGGATCCTTGTTACATAGAAGACCCACAAATTATTATCCAAAAATGGGGGGCGAATTTAAGGACAAATACAATTAATTTAGAAAGTGAATTGCGAGGTGTTAATAAACCGCTGAGTCGTGATTGTTTAGGAAAAGATGAATATAAAAATTTCAATGTTAGCAATGAAGCGATAAAATACCCTACTTGTAATAATTTGTTTACTGACCAATCGAGAGCAACTAACCCAGCGTGGTGGTATCGTGATGTAGAGCAAACCGACTGGTATTATCCACCTTTAAATCCTCAGGAAAATACTTGCTTGCCTTTTCAAAATAACCTTAGCACTAGAATTTTAGAGAAAGATTATTTTACACCAAAGAGAGATTGTGTAATTAATGAAACAAATAATTATTTGCCGTCGAGTTACAATTTGATTAGAGGTGGTTATGTAGCAGGACCAACCACATGCGCGCAAACAAATTCTTGTGCTTCAGCAAAAAAAAGTTAGATGAAATAATGGATAGGTGAAATAATGGATAGATGAAATAATGGATAGATGAAATAATGGATAGATGAAATAATGGATAGATGAAATAATGGATAGATGAAATAATGGATAGATGAAATAATGGATAGATGAAATAATGGATAGATGAAATAATAACCTAAATCATATTATTTAGATTATTATTGGAAGAAAAATTTATTGAAAGGTTAAAAATTTAAAAAATATAATAGTTTATATATATAATATGGAATTAGCGATCCCTTTAATAGCATTAGGTGGTATGTATATAGTTTCAAATCAAACGCCATCAAAATCATGTAATTCTGAAAATGGGAAAAAACAAAAAAATAATCAAGAGAATTTTACGAGTATGGGTGCAAATCGAAATTATTTACCAAATACAAATACTCCTCCCCAAAATTTCCCAGTATCAAATATCAATCAATTAGTTGACACAGTTCAAGAATATCAAAACCCAAATGCGGCAACAGACAAATATTTCGACCAAAATGCGTATCAACAAAGAGTAAGGAATAACGCGCCTGTCGGTCAAAACCCACAGCAAATTTATTCGATGACCGGCAATTATTTAGAGTCGGAACAATTTAAACACAATAATATGGTACCTTTTAATGGTGGTAAAGTAAAAGGTAACACATATGATGTTAACATTGCGGAATCCGTTTTAGATAATATGATAGGTTCAGGTTCGCAAACAATTAAAAAAATAGAACAAGCGCCATTATTCAAACCGGAGGACAATATGCAATGGGCTTATGGAGCACCCAATAATAGTGACTTTTACCAATCCCGCGTGAATCCCGGTATGAAAAATAATAATATCAAACCATTTGACAGTGTTATGGTTGGTCCTGGTTTAGACAAAGGTTATAATAGTGTGAACGGCACTGGTGGTTACAATTCGGGAATGGAGGCGCGCGACAAATGGTTGCCTTACACTGTTGACCAATTGAGAGTGTCAACAAATCCCAAATTGGAATATGAGTTGACAAATCACGAAGGTCCCGCCAATTCATACATTAAAAATGCGGCGTCGACACAAACGATGGGACGTGTAGAAAAACAAAGACCTGATACATTTTTTATCAATAGTCAAGACCGTTGGTTGACCACAACCGGTGCCGAAAAGGGTGAAACATTGCGATCTATTCAAGAAATGGGTATAGTTAAGCGAAATGATGTTGTTGTAGACTACATGGGTCCTGCTGGAGCAGCAGACAGGAAAGCAGCGTATGCTCCGGAGAATTTCGAGAAAAGCAAACGTCAAGAGTCGATGACTACAGGCGTCAATCATTCTTCGGCACAGCGTCGTGGTCCTAGTACAGACGCTGATAATTTTTTGCGCAGTCACACAAATTATGAAAATAATAGATCCACTGTGAAACAACCTGACGGATATAGAAGTGGTTTTGGTGGCGCAATTGGTGCGGTTATTGCGCCAATAATGGATATGTTTAGACCAACACGCAAAGACGAAACAATACACAATATTCGTATTTATGGTGAAGCAGGAACTGCCGCAGGTTCAAAGGGACCAGTCTATAATCCAAATGATTCAACAACGACGACAATTAAGGAGACGACATTGTATGCGCCAACATTTAACATTAATAACCAAAAAGAGGGTATGTATGTTAATAACGCGATGCCTGGTGAAGCAACACAGAGAGATACAACAAGTTCTAGTTACATTGGCACATCTGGTGGCGCGGCAACTGGTTTTGGTGATATGAGTTATCAAGCAGCGTATCAACAACATAATAATGATATTAAATCGTCTACTGTTAATAATCGACCTAACCAAGGAGGAACACAAATATTTAACCAACAAATGAATTTGACAACGATTAAGAGTGATAGTGACCGTTATGATGGCAGAGTGAACCCGGCTATATCTGTGACGCCAATGCCGCCATCTACTGAAACATATGGTTCTATTAATATGCCGCAATATTACAATGAGTGCGCTGGTTGTGACCGCATACAACCCGATATTTTGAACGCTTTTAGAAGCAATCCTTATACACATTCTCTGACGACATCTGTATAAACGAAGTGACTGTTTAAAACGAAGTGACTGTTTAAAACGAAGTGACTGTTTAAAACGAAGTGACTGTTTACACCTTTTTACATTTCAAATGCTGATTATAATAAAATTGATTTAATAATTTATTAATATTATATAATATTAATAAATAAAGAAATGAAGTGTTCAGCATTAACTTTATATAGAAACCCTTGTAAAAATAAAGATGTTGGAGAAAACGGATTATGTAAAAAACATGCTATTATAGAATCTAATGCTAAACAAAAAAGGGAAGGAAAATGTCTGTATATTCGTCGCAATAATGAAAGATGTTTAAAAAATGCTTATATTGATGGTGAAAATAAGGATTATTGTGCTGAACATTCATTATATGTTTTATCCAATAAAATGAGTGGATGTAAATGTTGTATACTTTTATATATGAATACACAACAAGAACAATTAGGAGGCGATAATATAGAAATTTATGATGACAATTTGTGAGTAATCAGCATTTGAAATGTAAAAAGGTGTAAAACGAAGTGACTGTATAAAACGAAGTGACTGTTTAAAACGAAGTGACTGTTTAAAACGAAGTGACTGTTTAAAACGAAGTGACTGTTTAAAACGAAGTGACTGTTTAAAACGAAGTGACTGTTTAAAACGAAGTGACTGTATAAAACGAATAAAAGTGAAGCAAAAAGATTACAGATAAAGTCTCATTCCATTTATTTGTAAATAAATATTAAATGATATAAATTAATTAATATTTATTTTATATTTTTTTTTGTTTTATTTTTATACATTGTTTTATTCTTCCAATAATTAGTCCAATGATCATTTTTTTGCGCTTTTTCATTTTTATAATTTTCGTGATATTTTAATATTCTATAATCATTTAATTTTATAAAACGCAAATTATCATTTACAAATTCGTGTGTTAATTCTAAATTATCAAGTTGATCTTGAGTAAAAAAAGATTTCAACATTCCGGGTCCAGTTGGACAATGAGGAGCAGATCCATAATATTCATTTTTTACGTTTTTTACTAATTGTTTAATACTTTTAAAAAGTATTTTATTTTTTGGTTTACAAATTATAATTGCGTTATATATTCCTCCTAAAGAATGATCTATATCTTTACAAAAATATTCTTTATCGGTTAATAAAATAAATTTGAAACCATTTATACAATAGTATTTTGAATCTAAATAAATTCCTCCATTTTTATATAAAAAACAATATCTCCATAAATCTGCTTTTAACGCGTGTGGAACAATTGCATCATATGTATTTAATATTTCTTTTGAAAAATTATTTTTTAAAAAATCCCTACATTCTTTTTCATCAAATAAATAATGTGTGAATTCCGGGTTTTGTGTTTTTAGTAATTCTATACTTTCTTTAACAGATTTTGGCAATTCTGTTTTATTATGCCATACTTGATATATATTTAATGGAATAATTGATTTCTTATTTTTTTGTTCTTCAAATAAATTTTTAATATATTTTGTTACTTGTATTTTTGATTTAATTCTAATTTTTTGTGTTTTTTGTTTTTGCCTTATATTTTTTTTTATTGTTTGTATTTGATTTACAGATAAACTACAATAATTATGTGGAATTTTAATTTTCATTATTATATTTATATATTACTAATAAAAAATATTTTATTACAAATGTTATATATTATAGATGTTACTTAAATATCAACAATAGTTTATTTGTTACGAAACTTACATTCAAACTTTTCAGTCATCCATTTTTTATTCACAAAATCATAATTTACATTGAATTTTGTATGGATTATATTACCTTTTCCAACATTTAAAATTGGTTTTAATGAATATAAATCAATCAGATCTCGAACATCAATTTTATAACTATTTTTTTTATTTGCGCAAATTTTCCACGGTTTCATACATTGACAAAAAATATGCTCAGGTATCTTCATTATAATTCTATAAAAATATTTCAAATATATCTTTATATTAATTTCATATAGTTTATAAAAAATATATTAATTACGTTCTATTAAAATATAAAAACACTTTCTATATTTTAAGTAAGCGCATATAATGTTAAATATTCATCAAAATATAAAGGATAAATTAGAATTTTTTTATGAAAGTCATAAAATACCAAATTTGCTTTTTCATGGGACAACAGGTAGTGGCAAAAGAACAATCGTCCATGATTTTATACATAAAATTTATGATGATGACAGAGAGAAAATCAAATCATTTGTTATGTATGTGAATTGTTCACATGGCAAGGGGATCAAGTTCATTCGTGACGAACTTAAATTCTTTGCAAAGACACATATTAATTCTAATTGTGGTAATACTTTTAAAAGTATTGTATTGTTAAACGCTGATAAATTGACAATGGATGCGCAATCCGCGTTACGTAGATGTATTGAATTGTTTAGTCATAATACGCGGTTTTTTATTGTTGCCGAAGACAAATATAATTTAATGAAACCAATATTGTCGCGATTTTGCGAAATTTATGTACCTGAACCGATTATAAATGGCGCTATTGTGAACCTTTATAAATACAACTTGAATAATGTGTTTAATACGAAAGATTTGAAAACAGTGCGATTGGAAGCATTGAAAAAGGAGTTGGTTAAAACAGTAAATAAAAAAATAACGCTAGAACATTTGATGGCGTTTTGCACAAAATTATATGAAAAAGGATATAGTGGTTTAGACATAATTCAATTATTGGAAAACCATAAGTTTCTAGAAACGACGCTCTCTCTGGAAAAACGATACGAAATGCTAATAGCGTTTAACAGAGTCCGAAAAGAATTCAGAAATGAAAAATTATTAATATTATTTATTTTGAATTTTGTTTTTTTGAGTTCAGAATTGTCTTTAGAAAATATTAGTTTTATGTAAATTTTTTATAATTTTATAAAGGTAAATTTTATAAAGGTAAATTTTATAAAGGTATATTATATAATGACTGAATATGTACCTATTATTTTAAATCGAGGATTAAATGATGTTATATATATGGTTGATGGTATAATTACTGAAGTAAAATGGGATGTTCCAATATATTTTTTGCGTGGAAATGTTTATGAAAACATCGGGTCTATAAGCGAAATTAGAAGAAGAGGGACTTTTAATAATAATATTACTGACACAAATAACGTATCTATTGGAACCGTGGATGAATTAAGCACAAATAGACTATTTATAAGAAATTCTGAAGTAAAAAATGAAGAAAAAAAAACACCGCCAAAACTTCATGGTGGAAAAACTTCAAATAAGAGAAGAAAATCAAGAAAAACAAGAAAATCAAGAAAAACAAGAAAATCTAAAAGAAGAAGATATTAATTATTTATTTTATTTTATAATTAGTTTAAAAAAATAAAATATAAAACAACTATTTAGTAATTATGGATGATTTTAACGTAAGTTCGCTTCATGAGTCGAAAAATGAATGGGGTGCCCGTCTTATTACAATTATGACACCGCTAATTATTGATGGATACAAATCTATTTTGGACGAAGCTATTAAGCTGTGTAGGGACAATGGTGAAATGGATAAGTATCTAATGACATTTCAAAATTTCATTTCAAGAATCCCCAAATGGAATCAAACAATTATTGAAACTGAGCGAAAAAGAATTTGCGACAAATCAGGATGTTCTTATTTAGAAGATTTAGTCACTTGTGTTCATATTATTCAATTGAAAATATTGACTGCTATGCGTGTAGGACAAAAACAAAAGAAGGTCGACATAAAGGTTCCCAAGTTAGATGATTTTGTTCACAAGACGTATATCAATGTTGCGCGCAAAGTATATAAAAATGTGTATTTATTTGAAATTAATATTCCTCCTTTAAATATTCAAAAAAATCATAGAGAGTTGGAAATCATAGTCCAAGAATGTATTTTAAACACATTAAGAGAGAGTATTCCAGTTGAAGCAATTTTGAAAGCGTATATGGATGAAACGGTTGAAGAAAATGTAGTTGAAGAAATTAAAGAACAAATTGTTGAGCAACCCAAATCTCAAGATCAGATACAACAAAATGGCGGCGTTGCTAAATCACAAATTGTTCAAGAATCACAACCAAATAGTAGTGTAACTAGTACCAAAGTAGGGTTTAATGACGTTGACTATGTTGCTACAAGCAATGGTCAATTTCAAAATGTAGTAGTGCCAAAAACTGATGAGAATTTAGATTATATTAGCAATATGAGAGCAGAACAACGAAGAATGGAGGAAGCAAATGATGATTCTGATGATGATAATATTAGACTAAATATATCAAACGAATCAGTTAGTTTAGATTCTTTAGGATTATTATCCATTGAGGAACCAAAAATGGAATTATTGCCCGATTTATTGCTTGACGAAATAGAAGTTTTAGATTAAATTATAAAATTGCGTAAAAAGATGAATAATATATACAATAAGTATTTTAAATGGATAACATATTTATTATTGCGGCAATAGTGTCGATTATTTTTGTTATAGCAAAATTTATTGAAATGAGGTTTATTGATAAGGAGTCGAAACCATTGAAATTGTTGATCCGCGACGCACTTTTAGTATATGTTAGTGTTATTATTGGTTATTTTATTTTAAGTCAGTTGAAACCGATTATTCAAGATGGTGGAGCAATTGCGGCGCCGCAAGTTTTCACAGGTAATCCGGAGTTCTAACGACCTGTCCAAACTTTGATAATAAGTTGTGGTAATTTATTGTTTTTAACATCATCTTCATAATTTTTGTATGTATAATTACTAAAATTTTGATACTTAAATATGTTTCCTAGCAGCGACTTTTTTTTGGTTATAAAAGGATATTCACTGTAAAATATAACTCCCAATACTCGTTCGAGACAACATCTCTCCTTTCTACAAGTGACAACACCGATTAATTTTGTTATATTATATTTTCTCTCTAAATACAATAAAAATTCATGATTTATAAATGATTGTGACCCAAAACAACCAAACCAATTAAAATTATCCAATCCAAGAATTTTATTATGCAATGTCAGTTTGTTTATAATTTCACCTGAATTTTTTAGAGCGCTCGCAATTACTGCCGAATTACTTACGCATTCATTATCAGAATAGAAATGCCAAAATGGTAACACATTTACGCCAATTAGTTTTTCAAAATTGACGCGTCTATGGAAAAAAACGCTGTCATGAATTATAACCGCGTTGTCGAAAAATTTGCGTTTGATATAGTAATAATAAGGAAGTATTTCGCCGCGTCCAGGAAATTCGGATTCAATTACTTCAATATTTTCATAATTATAAAAAGATACTACAAGTTCTTTCACGCTGTTATCATCAATAACTACAATTTTTCTATATGGATAAATACGCCGAATACATTGAATACAATTGTTCCAATATTTATTTGTTAATTCCGAATTAACGTGTCTTGTAATAATAAACCCATAATCATTCATTAATAGTATAAATTATAATATTAATGAAAAATAAACATTATTTCAAAATAAAAACTTCTAAACTAGAACAGGAATTTTGTCAATATCTATAACATCATTTGAAACAGTTCCTTTAAAATCAGTATACGCCTTGAATTCAGGTCGTTCTAATTGCGCTTGAGGTGTGTGATTGTTAACACAACGCGCTATCATTTTATACAATTTAAAATCAGGATATCGGTCTTGTCCATTGTTTTTATATAATACATTAATTCCTTTATCATCGAGACACCATTCTACCACTAAACGCTGAACTGAGTTACATTTCGAGAGGTCTTGAACTTCTGACATATCTTCTATAACATAGTCAAAAATAGAGCAAGCCAAGCGACATATGTCGAAACTGTAATTGGGTTCTAATCGCGGTTTCTTTTCGTTGAAATATGGTTCTGTGTTGTATTGTGTTGCCGCATCGTTACCGGTTTGGAAACTGTCGCTACAAAAAAGTTTCCCATTGTATTTATAAATACTTCTACCGAAATCGATAATTTTATAGATTCTGCCAAATGTTGGCACCTTATAGTATTGTTTTTTATAGCAATAGTAAATAAATTTTTTGTCGGTGTAGTTATACATTACATTATTCGAATGCAAATCATTATGAGTGAAAGCAAATGCTTTTTGGTAAGTGATTAAAATCATTATAATTTGCATAAATGCAGACATCCATTCTTCTTCTTTTAAATCATTCGATAATATTAAATCATCAAATGTATTTTCGCAATATTCCATGCAAATAACTTGAACAGGAAATTCTGGTATAATTGCGTTTATTCTCTCTTCTTCAAAACTATCATCTGATTCTTCGTCTTCCCATTGGGTGTCATCCTCACATTGTTCTTCATTTTGTTCTTCATTTTGTTCTTCATTTTGTTCTTCATTTTGTTCTTCATTTTGTTCCAAAAGCGGATTTGCGTGATTTTCATTTTTCTCCATTTCACTATCAACTGTATAAGACGTTCTAGACGAACACGTTGAATTTGATTTTAACGAAACTTTATTGTCATTATCATTTGTCATATTTGAATTTGTAATATCAATTAGTTCAGAGTAATCACCACTTTTTAAGTCCTCCAAATTCACAAATTTGTTATCATCATTAAACATATCTTCAAAAACTTCATTATCGAAAGATTTAATAGATATATTTGACTTTAGAGATGAATTATGCTCTATTTTAAGTGGTTTCAGTTTTGTGTCTTCGTTTTGAAACTGAAATAAATGTTCATAATCATCCACTTTAAACAAAACATTCTTGTTTTTATTAAAAAAATCCGAATTATTCAAATAATCAATGTCGTCACAAATATTCAAAACAAATTTGTTCTTTATTGCTAAAAACGATCCATAATAATCTACGCCATGTTGAAAATTATTTTCATAAATCAGGTTACTAGAGAGAAATAAAAATAGTCCATCAACATATGCCGAATTATTCATATCCAATAGTTTGCTATTACAATTTGTTTCGTCAGAATTGATACTGGGTAGATTCAAAATTTTGTCATCATTGTTGTATTTTCCTATTAGATATTTAAAAGGATCTAACAAAGGCGCCATTTTAAAAAATAAATCCTTGTCTTTTGTTTTTGAATTATTTACATTTTTAATACGGCAACTATATAATTTATTATAATCTGTATTATCTGTATTATCAATATTTTCATAAGTTTCATATTCGTTTATTGATGATAAATACCATTTATGGTTCAAATTTATATTATTGTAGTTGGTATCATTCAAACTGAAAAAACGATTATAAATAGGAATATAATTTTGTGTTTTAGAGAGAAACAATGAAGTAGGTTTTTCTAAACTTTTAAAAAGTTCAGCATTCTTCCTTTTTTGATAATTGATATTTATCATTATTAGGTAATTAATATATAAATTATATGAGTTTTTAACTCATTATTTAGATAAAGTGTTTACATATTGTATTAATTTGGTTTCTCTCTCAATGTAGTTTATAATTACACATTAAGAGAGAAACAAATTGCGTTTTTAATTGTATTTAAAAATTTATACAGTATAATATATGACGCTTGAATTAAAAAAATTCGATATGAAAAGCATTAGTTTCAAACCGAATGAAAATAAGGGACCCGTTGTCGTGTTAATCGGAAAGCGTGACACTGGTAAATCTTTCTTGGTCAGAGATCTGCTTTTTTATCAACAAGAAATCCCCATTGGTACCGTCATTTCGGGAACAGAAGAAGGCAACGGGTTTTACGGAAAAATGGTGCCCAAATTGTTCGTCCATAATGAATACAATAGCGCCATTATTGAAAACATCTTGAAACGACAGCGTACTGTCTTGAAACAGATTAAAAAGGAGATGGAAACATATAAACGCAGCACTATCGATCCTCGCGCATTTGTCATTTTAGATGACTGCTTATATGATAACACTTGGTCACGCGATAAATTAATGAGACTACTGTTCATGAATGGCAGACATTGGAAGGTCATGTTAGTCATCACAATGCAATATCCTCTCGGTATTCCACCTACACTGAGAACCAACATAGATTATGTTTTTATTCTTCGAGAAAATTACATAGCAAACAGAAAGAGAATATATGAGAATTATGCTGGTATGTTCCCAACATTTGAGTCCTTTTGTCAAGTGATGGATCAATGTACCGAAAATTATGAGTGCCTAGTGATAAATAATAACTCCAAATCGAATAAATTACACGATCAGGTCTTCTGGTACAAAGCAGACAGTCACGGTGACTTCAGATTAGGGTCAAAAGAGTTCTGGGAATTGTCGAAGGGACTCAAAGATGACGACGAAGAGGAACAATATGACCCAAATTCAGCCAAAAAACGCGGTGCGGGACAGAAAATCAGCGTCAAAAAGGCGAATAAATGGTAGAAAGTAGAAGTGCTTTTATAAAAACTGTTTACCAAAAATATAAGCAGTTATAACAACTTAAAGAGTATCCTATTATAAAGTATATAATAAGATGCAAGAACTAAACATCGTAGAACTCATAGAGAAAAATCCAATCTCTAAACTGTCAAACGCTTATAACAACAAATTAATAAATAAAATTAAAGATAATTTTACTGATTTTGAATCTCAATTATTTGTAAGTAGTTTTTATTGCTACTTAAATTATGATAAAAATATAGATTTTGTTGTAGATTTAGATGATATATGGAAATGGTTAGGATTTTCTACTAAACAAAATTCTGAAAGAGTGTTAGAAAAACATTTTAAGTTAGATATAGATTACAAAACCGCTGTTCAAGTTGGAGGAGCTACTTCAAATGATGAAAAACTGCTTATCAATTTGGATAAGCAAGATACTGCTACAAAAAATATAAAACAAAATGGCGGACATAACAAACAAACAATATTATTAACCATTAAATGTTTCAAGTCATTATGTTTAAAAACTCAAACAAAAAAAGCAGGCGAAATTCACGAATATTATATGAAAATGGAAGAAGTTTTACATCAAATTGTGGAAGAAGAAACGGATGAACTAAGACTTCAATTAGAGCAAAAAGAAAATATTATTTTGGAAATAAAACAAAATTCTGAAAAGGAAAAAGAAATAGCGCTTAAAAATTCTAAAAAAGAAAAGCAAAAAGCAGTAGAGCAAGCAATAATTGTTCATTTTCCATTAAACACTGAATGTATATATTTTGGAACAATTGACAACACAAATGAAGAAAATGAGAAACTAATAAAATTTGGTCACACAAACGACTTAGCAACTAGACTAAACGATCATCGTAAAAGTTACGTTAATTTTGAATTGGTAGAGGCGTTTAAAGTTCAAAATAAAG